TCTTCATCGAGTCCTTGATTGCGGAGTGCTGCGTAGTGAATTGCTGAGTTGGTGAACTTCTCTAGCAGATTGATGAAGGTAGCTACTTGCTCTTGGCTCTTGAACATTGTTCTCTCCTAAAAGAAAAGCTGGATGAAGGATACGTGTGGCCCACGTCCCACCTTATTTGCTGTTTAACAGCTTATTCGGTGGCATCCAGCAATAACACGACTACTCTACAGTACTATCAGGGTCATTAAAGACGACGGCTTTAATAGCCCACATTGCTGTCTGCTCGTTGTTCGTGATGGCAATAGAAAGCTGACGAGACTCAGGACAAATCTCTCTCATCAGCCGCTCACCTTCAGCGAAGTGCTCGCGCAGTTTATTGATATTAAGCAATCCAAGAACACTGGGCTTGTGATAAGCATACGGTTTATCAATCGGCATTAGCCACCTCCTAAATAGAGAGGGGTCAAAGTAGTACCACAAGCGATAGCCTACCTTGACCCACTCTCCCATGATTAGTTACGAAGCAAACGGGCGGAAGTCAACGATATCGTTGAACTCATTGCCCTTGTTGCTCTTACCACGCTTGATATATCCCTGAACCTTGTGACCAAGCGTCTGCTTGAACAGGTCAGTGCTCAAATCATATCCCTTCTCCGCATCATACGGGAAGTTCAATGCTTTCCAGAGTGCCTTGCCAAATCCCAAGGCTTTCTCATTGAATAACTTGGTGGGCGAGATGCCCTTATTTGGACCATCAATAATCTTAAACTTGAAAATACAGTTAGTGCTGCCGTCGGTGTCAGCAGGCTTCTCCTCGTAATCCATGATTTCGAGAGGATGCCAGCCAGGTTCCGCCAAATCACCTTTTTTCAGGTCATCTGGTGTGAGGATTACACGCATGTTAGGTTCTCCAGTTTGTGGATGTAGGTTTGTCAGTTGTGGATGTGGGATTATTAGCAAATGGATTGATAGGCTTTGCGTCGAATGCTGCTACTTCATCTTTCATATCCTCCTTTAGTTGTTTAATCTTATCCTTCCAGACTTCATAGAACAGTCTGTCAGTGATATCAAACTCACCTCTCAAGCCAAGGTTAGACTTAGCAAAGTCATCACCAATAGCTTCAGTAGATACTATGTACTTGATGACCTGTTTACCAGTAACATAATCCCAAGCAGATGATTTAGAGAAGTGATAAATCTCAGAGAAATTACCAGGCACAATACCAGCTACCTTGTTTCCATAGGTAACAATAGGATTGGTTTTGGTAACTTTGATTGAAGAACCAGTGCCTTCAATCTTAATGGAAGGAACAGGATGGCAGGTCCAAATAACGTGGCAGGGTAGAGCCTTGCAGATATCTAGGCATTGAGTAACTAATGAAGTCTCAATCTTATATTCATCGAAGTCTGGCATTATCTTATCTTTATCTTTTAGCTTCTTAGTATTTCTAAATCCTAATGACCAATTGACTGCACCGCTAGTCATATTGGTAACTGAGTCATTAATGACAGCAAAATAGCGACAGTCCCTAGCCAATTCAAATAGCTTATTGAGATATTCGTTGGCATTATGGGATGTGTAAACGTCGTACTCTATGTTAGCGAGTAAGTCAGGACGTTTGATTATGTGGTGGAAGAAATGATATAGCTCTACTGGTTTCTTCTTATCCCAGTATGCTATCCAGATGGGACCATCTAAGGCAAAGGTAGCCGCGGCCAATGTCTTACCATGACCAAACGGCCCCTTCAATAGGAGGGAGGATTGAGTTTCTAGTATTAGTTCACTTGCTCTCACAACTGATTCCTTTACTACGCCACTCACAGTCCGCGCATTGTATGTATAACTCTAGACCGTGAGTGACTAAGTAAGTATGCTTGTGCCGACACCTAAATATCTTTCTCCAACTCTTGACCAGCAATACTATCAAGACGTGAACGCAGGTCTTGGCTAGTCTCACTAGCAATAGTTGAAAGAATTCTATTCTCAACTTTCTTGATGTATCGCTTCTTACCATCTGCATCCTTGACCATGACCTTGCCACAGTTAAGACAATGCGGTTTAGTTAGCTTGACTGTGGATTCATTCATGATGAACTCATCACCACAAATATTACACAGCGTTCGCTTTCCTAATGACAGCGGCGCGTCAATCTTATAGTGGCAGTCAGGCAAAGTGCAGAAGAAAACAGAAGTACCAGAAGGATACTTATGTTTCTTCAGCTTGTGAGTGTGACTCGGTAGCTTCGCCATCTGATGCCTTCTCTCTCTGCTTTTTAGTTTCCTCAATTATGACGGACGACTTCTTCATTACCTTCGTAACATCCCATGGCTCTACTTTAATATAGTTGCTGTTGATAGCCCAGTTCTTAGCTGGCAAACCAGAGCTATCACATATCTCATAAAACTCACAACGTCTATTGAACTTCTCACAGCTAGTCTCATTCATGGGCCATTTGTTCTCAGCCACACAAGCGAGATAGTTATTCATCAGTACATTAATAACATTCTCTTTCCACTCTTGCAAGATGAGAGGGTCAAACGTGAGCTTAGTTCTAATGTACTTCTCATGTGGCTTGAGTGTCTTCTGAAAACCAATCTTGTTTACTGTGAGGTAGTTACTACCAGTAGCTACCGCATAGCATTTGAACTGGTTGTTCATGCGTCCCACATCATACGTACGGTCGTATGTCTTGTGGTCCATCGGTTCATTCTCGTATCGGTTGTCGCTAGTAACGAGGTCAATCTTACCGGCGAGAAAGATTCTAACCTCATCAGTAGAATACAACTCATACATGAATGGTTGCTCGACTGCATTGATAACAAACCCTTGGTCTGCTATCCTCCAGTAGTCGTAATATTCTTCCATTACGTCAATGCAGCGATTGATTATGTCATTGTCCAAGTCAGTAGAGACTACGCCAGCCTCTCTTATCTTGGACAATGCCATGTTAGCAGATGAATCATAACCAAGACCATCCTTCAGACCTTGGTAATAGATTTCATTTCCAACGTGGCAAAGAGAACCACGTTCCATCTGCTGTGGTTTGCCAGGCTTACCTATCAGCACGTTATGCCGGTAGTTATACCTAGCCTCACACAAACGAAACAAATCGTACTTGCTCATGTCAAATACGATGTTAACTTTACCCATCTTTGTTATCCCTGATATAGTCACGCATCATTCTGTGTATCTCTGAGACGATTCTCAGATGCCGTGGTCTAACTGGTGCATTAGCTTTGTTACTAAACTCAACTGTCTCACCAGTAAATACCACTACCACCTCATCCTTATTGAATGAGATTTTCATCTCATATTCGATAGGGTGACGGTCATTCATTCTCAATCCGAATCTCATTCTTATCGAGA